GCTGGCCGAGACGGTCACCGTGGCGGTGGCCGAGACGGCGGCGGCGGGCGACAGCCTGGCCGCGTTCGCCGCGCGCGCGGCGGACATCTCCGAGGCGCTGGCCGCGGCCGATGCCTACGCCGCCGAGATCGACCGCATCGCCGAACTGATCGAGGCGGCGGCCGGCGCCGACGTGCTGGAGGCCTCGGCCATCTTTGCCGCGGCGATCGCCGACAGCGCCGAGGCGGCCGTGCTGCTGGCCGCGGCGGCCAGCGGCGACGTGGAGACGCTGGGTAACCGGCGGGTGCGCGAGGCCGTGCTCACCGTCGGCCAGCGCCGGCTCGCCGATGCCGTGGGCATCGCGCAGGCCAGCCTCGCCGCTGGGCGGCCTGAGGTGCATGACGGCCGCCTGGCCACCGGCCGGGTGACGCCGCGCCGCATCGGATCGACCGCGCCGCGGGTGCCGCGACGCAAGCTCAAGGACGTCTTCTGATGACCACAAGCACCACCCTGGTGGCCGGCGACACGCTGAGCTTCGAGGTCAGCGCGCCCACGGCCGCCGACGGCAGCGCCTACAAGGCGAGCGACGGCTGGCAGCTCGTGTACCGGCTGGTGCCGCGATCCGGCGCCGCAACGGCCATCACGCTGACCGCCATCGCCGACGGCGACGACTACCTGGTGCAGGTGCCGGCGGCCACCACCGCCACCTGGGCGGCCGGCTGGTACTCGGTGGGCGCCTACGTCACGCTCGGCCTGGAGAGCTACACCGTCGAGCCCGCGTTCGCGCAAGCGGAGATCCGGGCCAACCCGCGCACGGTGGCGGCGGGGTTCGATGGGCGCAGCGTGGCGGCAAAGGCGCTTGACGACGCTCGCGCGGCCTACGCCAGTGCCATGCAAGCGGCCGCGTCCAACGTCGGCAGCCAGCAGCTGCAGCGCTACCAGATCGGCGACCGGGTGATGGAGTACGCCTCGCCCGAGAAGGCGGTGGCAGCGCTGCGTCGCGCCGTGCAGGACTGGGCGCTGGCGGTTGACTACGAGAACGCCTGCGCCCAAGGTCGGGCTACGGGTCCGATGGGCCGCATGAAATTCGGAGTGCCTAACGGATGACCGCCACCCACCTGCCGCTCGGCAACTGGCTTGACCGCGCCGTCGCGGCCGTATCGCCGGCCGCCGGGCTGCGCCGTCTGCAGGCCAGGCACACGCTGATGACGCTGGGAGGCGACAGCTACAACGGCGCCAACCTCACCCGGCGTGCGGTGGCGAACTGGAAACCGCGGCCCACCAGCGCCGACGCGGCCACGCTGCCGGCGCTGGTCACGTTGCGAGCCAACAGCCGCGACCTGGTGCGCAACAACCCGCTGGCCGGCGGCGCCGTCGCCGGCGTTACCACCTCGGTGGTTGGCACCGGGCTGTCGGTGCAGCCGCAGCCGCTGCGCAGCGTGCTGCGCATGTCCGAGTCCGAGGCGCAGGCGTGGGGCAAGCAGGCAAAGGACCTGTTCGAGCTGTGGGCCGCTCGGGCCGAGTGGTGCGACATTGCCTGCCGGTTGACTTTTTACGGCCAGCAGGAGCTGGCGTTTCGCAGCGCCCTTGAAAGTGGCGACGTGTTCGCGCTTCTGCCGCTGCTGCGCTACGGCCGCGAGCCCTTCGCCACCAAGGTGCAGCTGATCGAGGCCGACCGCGTCTGCAACCCCGACGGCGTGTTCGACAACGCCGAGTGGGCGGCCGGCATCAAGTGCGACCGCAACGGTCGGCCGCTGCTGGCCGCAGTGGCCGGCCAGCACCCTGGAGGCTCGATCATCGGCCGGCAGGCCTGGACGCAGGTGCCGTTCTTTGGCGCGCAGAGCGGGCGGCGCAACCTGCTGCACCTGTCCACCCAGCTTCGGCCAGGGCAGCGTCGCGGCGTGCCGTACCTGGCGCCGGTGATGGAGCCGCTGAAGCAGCTTGGCACCTACACCGACGCCGAGATCATGGCCGCCGTGATCAGCGGCGCCTTCACAGTGTTCGTCAAGAAGCCGGAACCGGAGGCGTCGCCGATCGCGCCGCCGGCTGCTGCCTCGCCGTCGACAGGTGCCGTGCCGCCGGGCGAGCAGAACGGCAACAACATCGGCCTCGAAGGTGGCGCGATGATCGACCTGCTCCCCGGCGAGGAGGTGGCGTTTGCCGACCCGACGCGGCCGAATACGTCGTTTGACCCGTTCGTGATGTCGGTCCTGCGCCAGATAGGTGTCGCACTGGAACTGCCGTTCGAGGTGCTGATCAAGCACTACACCGCCAGCTACAGCGCCGCCCGTGCCGCGCTGCTGGAGGCCTGGCGGTTCTTCCGCAAGCGCCGCGACTGGCTGGCTGCCGGCTTCTGCCAGCCGGTCTACGAGGCGGTCATCACCGAGTGCGTGCTCGATGGCCGGCTTCGGGCGCCTGGGTTCTTGCGCGACGAGCTGGTCCGTGCCGCCTACCTCGGTGCGGTTTGGATCGGCGACGCGCCTGGCGCGATCGACCCGCTCAAGGAAGCGCAGGCGGCGCGCGAGCGCGTCGAGCTGGGCATCAGCGACAAGTCGGCCGAGACCGTCGCGTACAGCGGCCGCAACTGGGAAGACGTGCACTCGCAGCGAGTGCGCGAGCGGCAGGCCGAGCTGCGCGATGGACTGGCGGCCGCTGCGCCGGCAGCGCCAGAACGGGCGCCCGAGGCGGCCAACCCCGACAAGCCCGACACCGAGTCGGAATGATCCTCGTGGGCTACACGACCGGCCGCTTCAGAGCTGGCCGGCGGGCCCCGCTTTGCCTGGAGCGCCCATGCGCCTGATCGACATCGTCACCAGCCCGTGGGCGATCGTGCCCGACAAGCTGCTCGAAATCCGCGCCATCTACGAAACGCACCTGCGCGGAGAGAAGATCGACATTAAGGCCGTCGAGGCCCAGCTCGGCCGGCCGCTGGCCAACGAGCCGAAGCCGTACCAGGTGCTCGACGGCGGCATCGCCGTCGTGCCGCTGGTGGGCGTCATGGCCAAGCGCGCCAACATGTTCATGCAGATCAGCGGCGGCGTGAGCACACGCAAGGTGGCCAACGACCTGGCGCAGGCGATCAACGACCCGCAGGTGCGCGCCATCGTGATGGAGGTCGACTCCCCCGGCGGGCACGTCGATGGCGTGATGGAGTTGGCCGAAATGGTGGCCGGCGCCCGCGCGTCCGGCAAGCCGGTGGTGTCGTGGATCAGCGGCGCCGGCTGCTCGGCGGCGTACTGGGTGGCCAGCGCTGCCGACCGAGTGGTCATCAGCGAGGACACCACGCTGGTCGGCTCGATCGGCGTGGTCGCCACGCATGTCGATGTCAGCCGCCGCGAAGAAGTGCTCGGCATCAAGACCACCGAGATCACCGCCGGCAAGTACAAGCGCATCGCCAGCGCTCATCAGCCGCTGTCGGAAGAAGGGCGGCAGTCGATCCAGGAGCAGGTCGATGCCATCTATTCCGTCTTCGTCGACCAGGTGGCCGCCAACCGCGGCACCAGCGCCGAGGACGTACTCGAACGCATGGCCGACGGCCGCGTGTTCATCGGACAGGCCGCGATTGCAGCGGGGCTCGTGGACGGTGTTTCCACATTCCAGGCGCTGGTCGATGAGCTGAGGTCCCGCCCCGGTGTCGGGCGTCGTTCGTCAACCCTACATGGAGCAACCATGAACCGAGATCTGTTGAAGGCGGACCACCCCGAGGTCTTCGAGGCGGTGCGCAAGGAAGGCTTCGATGCCGGCTGCGAGCAGGGCCTTGCCCAGGGCGCGCAGGCCGAACGCGAGCGCATTGCGGCCATCGACGCGCACGCCGTCGTCGGCCATGAGGCCATCACCGCCAAGGCCAAGGCCGAAGGCTGGGATGCCGGCCGCTACGCGATGGAAGTGCTGGCCGCCGAGAAAGCGGACCGCGCCGCCGCCGCCGCCCGGCATGCCGCCGACGCGCCGGCGCCTGTCACCGATGCGCCGCCGGCCGACGGCGGCAACACCATCAAGCGCGATCAGTTCAACGCGCTGCCGGCCGACAAGCGCATGGCGCTGAGCAAGGCCGGCATCAAGGTCACCGACTAATTCCTCTGGAGCGCAACCATGACCGTTCTCACCAACCTCATCCCCGTCATCTACCAGGCCGCCGACCGCGTCTCGCGCGAGCTGACCGGCCTGATCCCCGCGGTGACGCTGAACGCCACAGCCGAGATGGCCGCCAAGGATCAGACGATCACCTACCCGGTGTCGCCGGTCGGCGCCGCGGCGGACATCGCCGCCGCCGCCACCGGCCCGGACCCGTCGGAGAGCACGATCGGCTCCGGCTCGATGAGCATCAGCAAGTCGCGCGGCGTCACGTTCTACTGGACCGGCGAGGAGCAGATGTCGGTCTCGGGTTTGTACGAGACCATCCTGCGCGATCAGTTCGCCCAGGCCATGCGCACGCTGTGCAACGAGGTCGAGAACGACCTGGCCGGCCTGTACCTGAACGCCTCGCGCGGCGCCGGCTCCTCGGGCTCTGCGCCTTTCGGCGCGGCGGGCGACTACATGGACGCGGCGAACGTGCGCCGCATCCTCGTGGACAACGGCGCGCCGACCAGCGACTTGCAGCTCGTGCTCAACACCGCGGCCGGCGCCAATTTGCGCGGCAAGCAGGGCGGCCGCGGTGTCGAGGCCGAGGGCACGACGTCGTTGCTGCGGCAGGGTGTGCTGCAGGACATCCACGGCTTCGCGGTGCGCGAGAGCGCGCAGATCAGGAGCCACACCGCGGGCAGCTTCTCCTCCGGCACGCTGACCTCGGCTGTGCGCGCCGTTGGCGCCACTTCTCTGGCGGCGACCGCCGACTACACGGCGGGATTGGCCGCGGGCGACATGATCACGCTGGCGCACGAGTCCAATGCGCACGCCTACATGATCACCGCCGTGGCCGCGGGCTCGATCACCATCGCCGCGCCGGGCCTGCGCACCGCGACCGCGGCCACTGGCACGGTGGCTATTACCAAGATCGCCACCGGCGCCCGCAACCTGGCGTTCGCGCGCAGCGCCATCCACCTGCTGGCGCGGCAGCCCGCCATGCCGGCCGGCGGCGACGCGGCCGACGACGTGCAGGGGGTCACCGATCCCAACAGCGGCCTGACGTTCCAGGTGGCCATGTACCGCCAGCGGCGCCGGGTGGCGTTCGAGGTTGGCCTGGCGTGGGGTGTCAAGGCCGTGAAGACGGAGCACCTCGCCATCCTGCTTGGCTGATGATCTTCTCGGCAGATGCGCCCATGTTCCTCGCCGACTTCGGCGAGGATTTGCCGCGCAACGGCGGCCCGGCCACCGTCCGCCTCATCTGGGACGAGCCGGGCACTGTCTCCTTTCGCGTGATGTACGGCCAGGCCGACGACGACCTGGCCGCCATCACCGAGCCGCGCGCCACGGCGGTGGCCGGCGCGCTGGCGGTGGGCGACACCGTCGTTCGCGGCGGGAGTACCTTGCGAATGCAACGGGCAAACATGGTCGGAGAGGCCGCATGACCTTCTCGTCTGATCTGGCCGCGGCCTACGCCGCCGAGGGCGAGACGGTCACCGTCGCCGGCGCGGGAGTCTCGGCGTTCTGGAATACCGGCTACGGCGATGCCCTCGGCGTCGCCGGGTCCGATGTTGCGCTGCGCTGCATCGCGTCGGATGTGGCGCACGCAGAGGTCGGCGATACGGTGGTGCGGGGGCCGG